CTCCAATACCATCATCTCCTAAGACCATATAATAAACGTCTGTTGAGTTTCTATCCTTACCTAACGCAAACATGACAATGCAATAATTGATGAGCGAGTTGAAAGCACTGGTCCACAGGTCCCCACTACGACGTGCTCGATCCAGCAACATTCTAACAAATCCTTGTCCAGATTTGGCTTCACCATGGACCTTTTTCCAACGCGATTGCAATTCTTCCCATTGGTCAGGTCTGGAGTCAACACAGTGCTCTATGAACATGAGCTCAATATCAAGGAATTCTCCGTGAAGACTACCATCCCAATTGGAAACATCACATTCAAATATGTTATCGAAGCCGTCAATCTTTTCACCCTGTGCACCAACGTCTGCGGGAGTACAGCCGGAGCTATACTTTCCGTTCTTGGATACGAAATCCTTGACCAAATTACCAATGGAGTAGAACCAAGGGCCAAAATTGACAACAAACCATTCGTCTCGAGTCCAGATCATGCGTGGTTTGTAATTGTCAGGATCTTTTCCACAATAAGCCTCATCTTTGACAATTTCTTTGCACATGTCCAAGAAATCTTCATAAGGAACCCCGTATAATTTGATCATCCGTTCAGCTCGTTTGGCACCATACTGTTTCACCAGATAATCAAGAGTACTTAACATATCCACGTCGTGGCTTCCGAATTCCTCAAACATTGACTTAACAAACTTCTTGAAACGCTTGAACACTTTCTTGTTATACTGACGTTTGGTCCCCATCCGAATGATGTTCGCTGCTTTCAGCTCCTCTAAATCTTTTGACGGGATGACAACGTTAGCTCCTCGGATAGTGGTTCCATACATTTCTACGTATTCATCATCCTCTCGCTCATCAATGTCATATTGCAACACATCCCTTTCAAGGGTTTGAGTGGCTTTCTCCAATTTGGCGTTACGACACTTCTGACGCTGTAAATAACCCTTTGATAGCAGTGAAACTTTCAAGGGTTCACAAGCAGAGTTAGCCAAAAGAGAATGATTCCTGGTGGCTTCAGATGTGAGCAAATCATAAGAACGCGAGACCTGGTTATACAAAGATGCCGTCAAAGCTCCTGTAGCAGCCAAAATGGCGTGGGGAACATACTTAAGATATGCGGCTCCACTGACCATGGAAAACAAATGAATATAAGAGCCAAGAGCTAATGGGGCTGCCATAGCTAATCCACAACTAACCAAAGAAGTAGCAGCTTTGAGTTGCATCCACCAATGGGTGGTTTCATAGGATTTCAAAGCTG